ATTAAGTTCATTAACAGCATTAATACCTGTAGTTCTAAATCCACCATCACAAGGGTTTATTCCATTAGATTCTCCAGATAGAGGAAGAAATTGACTTGCATTAGCAATGTAATTATAATTAACAGTGTTAACTGGGTTTGTACAACCATTGATTGAATATGTTCCCATATCACCATCTTCATTTAACAGAGCATCATTATAAAACCCTATTCTAGATACAGGTGTATTTTGATATGCATTTAAAGTGTTTATTTGTCCAGATCCATACATTTGCTTTTTAGCATTTGCATATCTAACTTGAAGAGGAATAGAAGCATCAAAGCTATTTAGCATAGCATCTACCACTTCTTTTCTGTTTACCCATTGTGTAGTATTAATAGAAGATGTATCTCCAAATTCTGTACTTCCTCCTGTATAATACCATTCTCCATATTTACCTATAAATCCTGCCTGAATAAAAGTAATTACATCTTTATTTAAATTTATAATAGGAGCTAGAGCTTGAATATGAGCTAAAATTCTTGCTTTTAAAGGTTGTGTATTAGTTGTAGTGTCATTATTATAAGACACTCTTAAAATAACTTTTATTCCAGCATTTCTTATTCTATCAAAATCTGTTTGTAAATTAGTTAAGTAGGTGTTATCTATTACATCAGTATTCATATAAGCTGTCAGCATTATATATCTATATAACACAGTAACTTTGTCTGCTCCAGTTCTATTATTAATTAATGTAGTTTGATTTACAAAACTGTATGTTCCTGTACTACTAACATTTTTAGAATACTTTTGCAATCCTCTTTCTGGATTAGCTATAATACTTGTAGAAGGGGTATAATTTACTATCATAATTTTAAATTTGATTGTCTATAACTAAAGTTGGTTATTCCTAAATCAATAATTTTTTGATTGCATTCTGCTCTCAATCTATCTCTTTCATCAATAACATCCTGAGGAATAGGAATTCCATCAATACTTAGCTTTTCAATATGTTTTCTTAAAAGGTCAGAAATAATCTCTGTATAATATAAATCTATTTGTAATGCTTCGTTGATTAATGCTTGTGTATCAATTACTTCAATATACTCCTCTGTTTGATATTCTACTCCTTCAGGTATAGAAGTAATATCAAAAGTTTCTACTGTTGTATTTTCGTTTAATTGGTAAATGTATTTATTCATTATCTTTCATTTGTAAATCTTTGATATGCACCTATGTAGTCTACATATAATATTCTATTAGAAGTTCCAGCTGTTTTAAAATAAGGTATTTTTGGAACAAGATTTGGACTTACAATAGAGTGAGTAGCAACAGAAATATCATCTATAAAATATTCAACTTGTGTATTAGCAGCATTTACAACTATCTTTAATTTATACCATTGTTGGGCTACTATTGGTACAGCAGTTGTTGTATTTATTCTTGTTGTTCCATTAAAACTTGATATTCTAAAATTTGGAGAGGCTGCACCTAAATTTGTTTGAGTACCTCCTTCATCATAAATAAAAAACAAACAAGCTCCTGTATTATAACTAACATTAATACTCATACCAAATAAACTTACAAATCTATCAGTTACCGTTGATAGGGTGTTTATACAAATGTAAGTTTCAAATATTACAGCTCCATTACCAAAAGCAAATCCACCGCCATTATTATTAAACTCTCCTATTCTTAACAACATACTACTTGCAGAGTTTGTATTAGTATTCATTGATATAACACCTTGCTGACGTGTTCTATTTGGAAAAGTTGCTGCCGTAGTAATAGTTGCATCTCCACTCGTGATTCTTGTTGATAAACCCCAAGTTTCAACTGTACTAACAAATGACCCTCCTATAAAATCATAAAACTCAACAACACCTCTTTTTGTATAAAAATCCCAAACATTATCTTGCTTATTATTAAATGTACTCCAATCTGTTGAACTTAATGCTCCTCTGTTTAAAGCACTAGCAGTTGGTAAATTAAATGTATGTGTTGCTGTAGTAGAGCTAATAGCAAAATCAGTTCCTGATGTACCTGTTGCAAAACTCTGCACTTGTGCTGTAAGTCCATTTAAGGCAGTAAGTCCTGTTGAGAATGTAGTTATAACTTGGCAAAGATTATTATCCTCTGTATGTAATGTAATAGTCCTTCCGCTATTATTAACCCATATTCTAACAGCCAGTCTATCTGTTGCTAGTAATGTTGTTTGTGGAACTGCTAAAGCACTTACATATAAATCAGTAACAGTACCATTAGTTATCCCCTCAGGATTTGCTGAACTACTTGCTATTAAGGATAGAGTTACTCCATCCCACTTATACAATTCAATATAAAATGAAGGAGTACCGCCACCTGATGAAGCACTAAAATATGTTTCAAAATTCCAGTTTCCTGCTGGTATTTCTAATAAATTTGGAACACCTGCATCTGTAATAAATGATTCAATGTATCCATTTGTGTTAATATTAAAGTTTGTACCAGTTCCTAATATAGGAGTTCTATCCATTTCTTTAAAAGCAACACCGCCAAAAGTGCCTTGTGAAACTGAACCATTAAGATAGAAAGATAGAGAAGCACCACCACCACTTGAAGCTGGAAAATTAGCTAGGCTTCCATCTCCTCTTATATATTGAGAAACTGTTCCTGTTGGTATAGGAAAATATGTTGAGCTTAAAAATGTAATTAAATCTGTTTGTGCTGATAATGTTCCTGTAATACTTCCCCAAGTAGCACCAGAAGCTGTTACTGTCCAACTTCTATCTGCTGATAAATCATACGTAACCCCATTAATAGTTAATGTTCTACTTGTAGGGACATAATTTGTTAATGTAGGAATATCAGCAGCTACTAATGCTCTAAATGTAGGAACTCCTGAAGATCCATTAGGACTAGCATAAAATAAATTTTGTGCTTGTGATATAGAAGAAAAAGAAATATTAGGAGTACTTGTAGGAGAAGTAACTGTAGAATTAAATAATGGAGAAAAATTTCCTGCAGAAAAACTTGTAACAGTACCTGATCCAGGAAGTCCTGAAGATTTTATCTTCCCATACTTATCATAAACTTGTATCATGTTGTTTCTGCTGAAATATAATATGTTGTATCTAGTTGTGTAGATTCTAAACGAATGTAATCTCCTTGAGAGAGAGTATAAATAGTTGTATCTCTTACAGAATCTCCAGCATCTAAATCAAATTTATATATAGGAACTTCATGTATTCCAGGACCAGTTTCAAACCTACTAACTGTAACAGTGTAATTACTATCTATATTATTTAGTATAATTAAAGAAATTTCCATAGAGGTAGTTGTACAGTTAATTCTTGTACTACCATCTAAAGCAATCTTTCCTTGAAATACTGTATTCATTATTAGTATGTATTCAATGTTATTGTTAATATTCCTAAATAAACATTATAAGTAGTATAATCATACTTTTCATCAGGATCTATAATATCCCAGCCAATAGTAAACCTATCATGTGGCCAATGAAACATTATTTCTAATTCCCAATCCATTATACTCTTCCTTGTGCTCTATAAGCTTTTTTATAATTCTTACTAGTTTTTAAACTAGAGGTTTGAGATTTTGCATGTATACCTGGTCTACTAATATTTGGTGATACTTTTTTCTCTACTGTGTTGGTTAATTTTGCCATTTGTATTTAAAATAAACGTATTAATGTATAATGAAAACTAATTCCTGCAGAAGGTTGTCTGTTTATAGCATCATATCCTCCATATAAACCAAGTCCAAATCTTTTTTTGTTTTTAGATTCTAATTTAGCTAGTTTAACTTCTTGCTCTTCTTGCTTCTTTAAAGAGCCTAATAATCCAGCTTGTAAATCTAAATTATGATTAACAAAAGCACTAGATTCTTCTCCTAAAGCAACAGCTAAATCTTGTATTTGTTTGTATTTATTTTCAAACTCTCTCATCTCTGCATTATATCTATCTTGACAGTCTTTAACTTGCTTTGTAAGTTCTTTATGCTGGATAGCTATACCATACAAAGCTTTAACCCTTTCTGGAGAATTTAAATCTTTAGTTTGGCTGTACAGTGTCAAGCACCCTACGCATAACATCATAACTAGTATCCCTAACTTTAATAGTTTCATATTTAATTCTTTTAGGTTTGAATTTTGTTAATCTTTTTATTTCTTTAACTTTCTCTTGCGTAGAGCTATCGTGAGCTTTAACATGATCAACTAATGCTTCTTTGTTTTGTTCAACTTCTATTTTGGTATCAACTAATTCATTTTTTGTTCTCTCTATTTTAACAGCTCTTCTAGCTTTAGAAAAACTATTAATAGACATAACAATAACAATTATAATAATCAAAACAATTAGTCCTATTAAAATATAGTCTTTTATTTTATTTGGAATTGCATTAAGTTTCTCTAATATATTCATAATTATTTGAAGTATAAGTTAGCTTCTCTTTGTCTTCTCTTAGTTAATCCATTATTAACCCTACCATTAACTTTATTCCATTTAGCAAACTCTCTAGCGATAGTTGGATCATTTGGGTTAGCATTTACTTTACGTAGCAATGTGCTATCTCCTAAACCTTCAGGAATATTATCCACATCAATATCTGAACCAACATTGTATGCAAAAGATACAAGAGCATTAAACTGATTTTGATTAATAGTAGATGTAACAAGTCTATCTACATCTTTAGCAAACATGTTAACTGTTTGTTTTAACATCCAATAAGCTGTTGCTTGTGTAATTGGTTTGTCTTTCATTGTAACTTTTGACCCACTAGGATAGAATGTATTACCATATCCTATAGTTGGTACACCTGCAGGACAGAGGTAAGGAGATAATCTTAATCCCTCATCCTTTGCTATCATTTGGTATAATTCTTCATTCGGACTCATTTTACTGCTTTTTTATGTTTATCAAAATCATCTTTTAATTTAGAATATAAGCCTTTTAATTCTTCGTGATCTTTTGCTAGAGCGTTATATTTATCTGTGAGTTCTCTATGTAATTTTTCCCAGTTTTGAGATTGTTCAACTTCCTTAGCATATGCTAATTGAATAACATTAAATTGGTTTTGCATTTCTCCTAGTTGAGATCTAAGAGTGTCTATTTGACTTCTGAAGTATTCTTTTTCAGCTTTAAATTCAGCAACTATTGCTTCCTTATCACTTTTAAGACCCTCATTTTCTTGTGCTAATTTCGTATTTAAATTATCATATAATTCTCTAACTTTAGCTGCGTAGTCAACTTCTGCTGATTCTATTTCAACATCACCTCTTTTTAATTCTTGTGCTTTAGCTTGCTTGCCCCCTAAAAACCAACCAACTATTCCACTTATAGATGCACCAACTGTTGACAAAAGCATCCAGTTTGTATTAAGCCAATCTGACAAAGACATATTTTTAAAATTTTTATATTAATACTAAGCTACAAATCTAAATAATTAATGTGGATTTATAAAACTATGATGAAAACATGGAAAGGATAATATAGCATAAGATTATTTTATTTTTCTATTATTGTCTTCTAGACTCTGCTGTAACTCTAACACCCATTTCTTTTGCATATTCTGCATCAATATAAGGAAGAGCTTCGTTTAATGCTTGAGATGCTACAGGAAATAAATTAATAAAATATTTCATTGGATAAGCTTTATCTGCTTCTTTTTCATCCCCTATTGCTGTATAATATACTTCTTTTCTTAAAGCATTAAGTAAACTTCCAATTTTTGAAAAAAGACCTAAAGAAGGAATAATGGAACCTCTTGTCATTTCATCTGCAGATGCTGGGTTTACATAAAACAAAAGCTCATCAGAAATTTTATTTATCATTTTAGCAACATACTTATATCTATTCTTAGTAAGAATATCTTCATCATCATCAGGTGCAGCTAACTTTGCAGCAACCAGTAATGAAAGAATACCTACTATAAGCTTAAGTTCTTTAAACATGTTTTTAACTTGAGTTCTAATTAAGTCTTGAAACTCTTCTTCAGTTATGTTTAATTCTTTTCCTGTTTGTAAATAGTATTGTTGTTTTTTTGCTTCTAGCATTTCATTTATTATAGCAAGACCTTTATCTGTACCAAGAGTAATATCTCTAAGATCTGTTATATTTTTGTAACCAATTTGACTTAAGGTTGAAAAGAAAGCTCTATATCTACCATACTCCCACTCATCTGTTGCAGTGTTTTTTGTAATATTTTTGTATCTAACAGATAGAAGTTTAGGAATCCATCCTTTAAACATCATGAATGAATTAAAAATAGTATCTCTTCTATATCCCATCTTATCATCATTACTCATTTGTCCTGTTAGGTTTCTAGAAAAATCAATAATACCCATTCTAAATTTAGCAAGTTCTTCATCACTAACTCCTTCTATAACTAGTTCATCATTTTCAATTTTTGATAATTTTTTTAATGAAGTGTTTCCTTCTTTAAGAGATTTAACTCTTTCTTCAAAAGAGTTTTCTAGGGCCTTTCTTTGCTCAAATGTCATTCCTTTTCTAGCCTGTCTATCCAAAGCTCTTAAATGTTGTCTAATGTTTATAATTTTTCCATTAATAACAATTGCATTATCAATCATTGTTAAAGCATTAGCTAACTCTAATTTCTTTTCACCAAAAGAGTTTGTAGACATCATTACATCAGAAAAAGTCCATGTTGCTAAATAGCTTGCATATGATTTTTTCTCTGCTATCATTCTTTGTTTTATCTCTACAACACTTTCTCCTGTAAGAGGAGAAACTGTATCAAGAAGAGCTTTTTCAATTAAATCTAGTCCTTTACCAAAAGGTGTTGTAACTTTTACATTATTTTTTGTAAATTCTCCTGGAAGATAAAATCCTGATGAATTAATGTACATTTGAAATTGTGTACCAAACCAGTTAGCTGCACCAATTAATGGTTTAAGACCAAGAGCAAGATTTCTAATATAAGTATCACCTGTTCTTAGTAGTTTTTTTGTAGATATAGTTCTATCTTCTACTTTATCTTTATTTTTTGACAATTTAGAGACAGTGGAAGTCATTAATATATTTCCCATTGAATTTAAATTCTCTGTAATTCCGTATAAGTAATCATCTAGTATTGCTTCTAAAAGATTTGCATTCTCATTTTCTGCACGTTCTTTAGGGGTTTGTCCTTCAAATACTACCTCTCCCTTAGTATCTGTAATTAATGATCCTTTAGATTGCTCGACCGAATGCATTACTAATAATGGAAACTCTAAATCTTTTGTAGATTCATATTCCATTAAAGACTTAATCCACATAAGCCCAACTTTGTTTAAGTCTGTAGAAAGTTGTGCTACATCTTTATTAGTTCTTGTAAAATACTTAGGAATAACTCTTTTTAACTCTCCTGTTTCTTCATCAACCTTTGCATATAATTGTTCTTCATTAGGATTTATACTATACATATCTTTAAAGAAATCTTTTGTTTCTTTTAGTATATCTCCTGATTGAGACATTTTTTGAAGAGTGGTGGCTTCTATTAATGGAAAAAAAGAAAGTCCTTGTTTATCTAAATATCCCATCTTTCTAGCTTTCTCGTTTAGTTCTGTAAAAAAGTTCCAAACTTTTAAAGCATTTTCACTTTTAGACATTTCTAAAAACTCTTTAGACAAATGACCTTCTTCAATCATAGCTTGTCTGTAGTAATATTGAAATGTATAATTTTCAAAACCATCAAAAGTGTTTGATGTAATATCTATAGAGTTAATAAATCTATTTTTTCTTCTTTCTTTTATTTCCTCATTTTCTGTTTCATCTGAAGAAAATTGTGTTCTTTCTAATTCATCTAGTGTTCTTTCTATTACTGGATCTGTTAATCTTTTATATTCTTCAACATCTAAATTATCTAATAAAAATTGTTTGTTTCCTTTTTCTTTAGCTGTTTTTATATCTTCTAAAAATTTAGAGTCTAATTTTTTGATTAGTCTAGGACCTCTTTCAGTTAGAGTACCAATCATTTCAAAAGCTGTTTTACCTTTAGCTCTTGCTTCTTCTTCTAGAGGAATTAATATTTTTGAATAGTTATTTGCAACTTTACTAAAATTAACATTAATTAAATTCTTAGCTTTTAAATAAACTTTAGCAGCCAACTGTATAATTAGTGGGGAAAGTTTTGAACTCTCTAAGAAGTTTTTGTCTAAGCTAGATACTAATTTTTCAGCTTTTAAAATGTCTCCTACATTTTCTTCTTCAACAATTCCTTCTTTTAGTCCTTTTTGGAGAACATATTCTTGTTTAATAGATAGTATTTCTTTTAGTTTTCTTTTTATTCCTGCAGAAAGTCTATCAAAATTATTTAATAACTTTAACTCTTCAACTGACATGTTTTCTCTAGGAATGTGTGATGTATATACATCACTTAATTGTGTAAACTTTTCAGCACTTCTTTGGTATTCTATTAGTTTTTCAAGCTTTGTGTTTAATTCATCTTTAGATAGGGTGTTAAAGTCTATACCATCAAATTCTTGAATGGTTAATTCCATATCATTTAAGAATGTTTTAGCAACATCATATACAGGAAAGAAGTTTAGTTTTAAATGTAAGTTTCTAATAGCTAAACTTAATTGTTCTAGTTTTAAATTTTTAGAAAATTTATCTTCTGGCTTAGCAGTAGATTTATACATTTTTTCATACAATTTTCTAAGACTAGAGATAAATGTATCAACAGATTCATTACCTGTAGATTCAAAATCGACAGGAACAGGAAGTAAATAAACGTTTGTTTCTTTTAATGAATCTATTTT